CGATATTCTTTCTTATACTGGCGGCATCCCCCTATATCAAGAGCAGTTAATGAAGATGGCCGTTAAGGTCGGATTTACCCTCGATGAGTCGGAACAGCTTCGCAGAATCGTGGGCAAAAAGAAGGTCGATCAAATGCCCGCTTGGAAAGCTAAAATTGAGCAAAAGATTGAAGAAAGAAATTTAGATAAAGAAGTTGGCGAAGTTTTGTGGAAGGTTGCAGAAGACTCTGCAAACTATTCCTTCAATAAGTCCCACTCGATTAGCTATGCGATTCTCGCGGCAATTACAACTTACCTAAAGTTTAAGCATCCGCAAGAGTTCTTTCTTTCATTGCTTAAAATGACGAAACATGAGCCAGACTCTCATGCTGAGATAGCTCTTATCAGTCAAGAGTTGTGCCAGTTCAACATGAAGCTTCTACCGCCAGATTTATCAAAGTCAGACATTAACTTTGGCATCGAAGGACGCAACATTAGATACGGAGTTAATAGTGTCAAAGGAGTATCAGAAAAAACTCTAGAGAATTTGGTTGATTTTAGAAAAGCTCAAGAGACTAATCAAAACAAGTATGATATATTTACCAACGCCAAACAGTCAGGCATTAATATTGGGGTGCTTTCTGGTTTGATTCAAGGAGGTACAATGGATTCTTTTTGTGAAACAAGCTCAACTTTGCCCAATCGCTGTCGCCTAGTCTTAGAGGCTCAGTCTTTTAATATACTTACCGATAGAGAGAAGAGAAATATTATTCAAATTGGAGAAGAGTATAAACACGACGTTCTAAATACTATTCAAGCAATAGTTAAGGACTCGCTGGTTGCCGATGATGGCAGGCCAATTATGAAGCCATCACGTTTTCAAACATTCAAAAAGAAATACACGGGCTACAAGGATATATATGAAAAAAATAAAAATCACCTTGAGTTTGCTAATTGGTTTTTCGAAAGAAAGTATTTAGGTTATAGCCATTCCACAGAAATTAAAAAAGTTTTTAAAAACTCTGGCGACCTTTATAACAGCTTAGAAATTAAATCTATAGCCGACCATGATAGAGTTAAGTTTGTAGGTGTGGTCACAGATTGCGTTTCTAGAACAAGCAAAAATGGCAATAAGTATATGAGGGCAGAAGTGCAAGACGACTTTGGCAAGGTTAATTTTATGCTTATGAATAATAGAAGGTCGTCTACTCTAGATAACTACTTGAACAATGGAGGCAAAAAGCCCAAAGAAGGAGAGATCGTTTTTGTTTACGGAAGCAAAGGTGATGATGTTATTTTTGGAGAAAAACTAACCATCCTTGATGAAAAAATTTACACAAAACTTTCAGAAGTAAAATAATGGACTTATCTAAATTTAATTTAACGCCTTCAGCCAAAAAAGCCTTAAAGGACAGCGAGTTCATAGCGGAGACGTTTGGCCACTTAAAAGTAATAGACCTCCATCTTATAATTTCTATATTAGATTTTAGTCACAACAATATTGACTTTGTATTTGGCTCTAATGGGATTGTTAAAGAGGGGATTAAAAAAAGCATGGAGTATGCCGTGTCTAGCTACAAAGAGCCCAGAAGAAAAAAGAAAATATATTCTGAAGAGATACAAGATATTTTAGATAATGCTCTTAAACTGTCATCTAGGCTAAAAGATGAATTCATTGGGATAGACCATATACTATTTATTATACTAACCACAAGAGAAGAGATATGTGATTTTTTACTTTCCCTCGATATTGATTTGGAAAAAATTAATAAAGATCTAAGAAATACTATAAAAGACGGTATACCAAAAGACTTAATAGTATCGAATCAACCAACCAAAAATCCGAAGAATGAGTCCTTATCTGATATTTCAGATTGGTGTGAAGATTTAAATGAAAAAATAGACGCCAGGGGAGATTTCGAAATTTTTGGCAGAGAGGAAGAGATAGACAGAATCTTTGAAGTTCTTCTTAAAAAGAATAAAAGCAATGTAATTTTAGTTGGGGAAGCTGGAGTTGGCAAGACTGCAATTGTAGAGGGTATGGCGGAAAAAATACTAAAAAGACAATGCCCAGATTTACTTTTGCACAAAAAAATACTTTCATTAGATTTAACTTCAGTCCTTGCTGGCACAATATACAGAGGTCAAATGGAAGAAAAACTTAAAAAAATTCTAGACCAGCTATCATCATCAGATAATCATTACATTCTTTTCATTGATGAAATACACAATATAATTGGCGCTGGAGGCGGATCAGATGGCGGAGGTTTGGACTTTGCAAACATAATGAAGCCAGCTCTATCTAGAGGAAATATGTCTTGTGTAGGAGCCACCACCAAAGAAGAATACGAAAGATTTTTTAAAAAGGACGCTGCCTTAAATCGGAGGTTCGAGAAAATAGACATAAAAGAACCCACAAAAGAAGAAACTTTTGAATTGATTAAAGTTGCCAAAAAATCCTATGAAAAATTCCACCAAGTTGAATACAAAGAGGATGTGCTTGCTAAAATAATAGATCTTTGCGATATTTATTTAACAAATAAAAAATTTCCAGACAAAGCTTTTGATATTTTAGACGAATCTGGAGCTAGAACCAAAAAAATAAATTTTGTTCGCCCGCAAAAAGCTAAAAATATGGAGAACAAGCTAATGGATCCTGAATTTCAAGAAAGCCCACAACACGCCAAGTTTCAGAAGGCTTACTCTAAAATCATAGAAAAATGGGGAAAAAGTCTAGAAAATAAAGTTTTTCCTGTTGACATTGAAATAATATATGATATATTTGCATATAAATTAAACACTTCCAAAGAGAATGTTAGAGAAAACAATAATATTCCATTATCAGGTAAAATAGGATTTTAATAATTAATTATGAGAAAAACAAATCGTATCGTAAAAACAATGAAGCAAAGCGGAGGCCGATTCTTCGGCCTTCGGACAAAGGACGGAGCTAGTTATAATGCTCAGTTCGTTAATGAGACCCCTAGTTACGTGACTATTCACGACCGAAACGCTGGGGTTAAGCGAAAGTTCGCTAAAACCAGTCTAACTGGACTCAAAATGGGTACAGTCAGTATCTAATCAACTAGGGCGGTAGAAATACCGCCTTTTTTGTGTAATATAATCTATCTATGAGCACTAAAGGAAAGGAAGTATATCTGGGCAATTTGTTCACAATTGACATTAAACCAGATCAAAGAGATTCGGAAATTTCAGAATTCGAAGCGGAGCTGATCAGATCGTACCTTAAAGATATACTCTCAGATATTGAACAAGCCGAAAGCACAATAGAATTGATCAATTCAAATTTTTTCTATGAAAGTTATTCTTTTCTAAGCGAAAATAAAAAATATCTATTAAAAATTAGTTTAGATCCAGATAACGGAAAGCTTTCCACCGAAAAAAAAGCTCTAGATGCCGTAAGTGATTTAATATCACCTGAAATTATAAATTATACAAATGACAAAGATTCTGGAATTGAATTTCTTCTTTTCAGCTGGGAAAACGGAGAAAATTTTGATTTCTTTGGCATAGACGACCTTATGTATAATATCGGTACTTTTGTATGCAATTTAGACTTCGTGCATGAATCTAATTCTTCGGAGCTACTGTCTTTTGAAGACAAATTTATCCAAAACGAATCAATCTTAGAACTTTTTGAAACCTCGGACGATAAAGAGAAAGCTATTTTTGAAAACTTAGTAGACCTAAGCTTAGATGATGCTAAAAACATTTTCTCAACACTTAAAAACATTTTTCAGGAAAGATATTCTGAAGATATAACTGTCTTATGTCACTCTAACCTTAAAAAGAGTAACATTTTATACCAATCAGAATATATAAAGTTTATTAATTTTGAACACTCCCACAGGGCGGACATTTATTATAGCCTACTTAAAGTTATTAATAACCTGTACTTATTTAAATCACGTAAAGATGTCAGTTTATTTTTAGAGAGATACCATTCTTTTTCTAATTTGGTTAACGATCTTTCGCTTGAAGATTTTTTAAGCAAGTATGAAGAGAAAAAAGAAACAAATCAACTTCTTCTCTTTCAAGATATATTTCATAGAGCACTTTTTCATTTTAATGCTTATGGCGCTTTTTATAAATCATCGGATTTAATAAGGTATATTGAATTGTATAACAATCTTAGACCGACCGTTGAAAAGTATTTTGCCAATTATATAAAAAGTTTTGATAAATTGTTTTATACGTGCATTCAAACCGTTGAAACTTACGATATAGACAAGTTAAAAATAATTGCAGGTGAAGTTGATGAAGAAGAGGTTGAGGGAGACTATTCAAACCCAGGAATAGAAGAGTACGAACCTGCGGATTAGCTCATATAAAATAATAGAATATTACATTTATTATATTATAATCCTGCATGAGTCACAAGCAACACGATATTTATAAGCCAAATTCTTTTAATTCTGGGTGCGCATTTTCTTTTAAAATTGTCGAGAAAGACAAGGAAGGAAATAATCAAAAACCTTCATTTTTAGTACAGTCAATTAAGCAGGCTAGCTGGAATAGTCAAAAGAGAACAGGATCTTTCAGCGCAAACGCCAAAGACCCAGAAAAAAATATTTATTTCAAGTTGGGGGAAAATGAAATTGGCGGTATGCTAAACGCAATCGAAAATTATGTAGAGTTCTCAGCTTATCACAGCTATAATGATGACAAAACTCAAATATCATTTAAACCCTATACAAAGAAGAATGGTCAGAAAGCTTTTTCTTTTAGTGTAGTTAAGAATTCTACGTTAAAATTTGGAATGGGTGTGGAAATAGCAGAAGCTAGAACACTCAAGGGCTTGTTTGATCTTTTCTTATTTAAATACTTTAATTATTAATGAAAAAGATTCTTTTTCACTCTAATTCAGCTAAAGCTTTTACTGGATTCGGTAAAAATGCAAAAAATATTTTGCGTTATTTGCATAAAACTAATAAATATAAAATTGTTGAATTCGCAAATGGAATGCGGTGGGGCGATCCATCTCTCCTATCAAGGCCTTGGGATGCGCAAGGCTCTTTGCCAAATAGCCCTTCCTTACTAAAGGAAATGAATTCCGATCCACAAAAAGCCAGAATGGCTGGGTATGGCAACTTCGCCATCGATCAGGCAATAAAAGAATATAAGCCAGACGTTTATATAGGGTGTGAAGACATTTGGGCTTTTGCTAATTATTGGGAAAAACCTTGGTGGGATAAAATCAATAATATGATCTGGACGACCCTCGACAGTCAACCAATACTACCTCAAGCCTTAGAAGCAGCGCCTAAAACTAAAAACTTCTACGTCTGGGCATCTTTCGCAGAAAAAGATATGAAAGAATTGGGGCAAAATCATGTCGATACCCTTCACGGCACCGTTAACACCGAAGATTTTTTCAGACATAGCCAAACACGCCGCAAAGAACTTAGAAATAAGTTTAATTTGTCCGATGAATTTATAATTGGCTTCGTATTTCGGAATCAGCTTAGAAAAAGCGTACCTAATCTGTTAGAGGGGTTTAAAATATTTAAAAAAGATTGTCCCAACGCTAAATTGCTTCTTCATACGCATTGGGGTGAAGGATGGGATATTCCAAGACTTTTAAAGGAAAAAAATATAAATAATGATGATATTTTAACTACTTATTTTTGTTCTTCTTGCAATAATTATGCAATAGCTCCTTTCTGCGGCCAAGAAAAAACCTGCCCATTTTGCGGAGAAGAAAAGACTTTTAATACTACAAATACTAGAGCTGGAGTAGATGAATCTCAATTGAATGAAATTTATAACATTATGGATGTTTACTGCCATCCATTCACTAGCGGAGGCATGGAAATACCAATCTTTGAAGCAAAAATGGCCGAACTTGTAACCTTGGTTACAGACTATTCTTGTGGAGAAGACTCTTCTGGCCCTGAATGCGGTAGTTTTCCTCTTGATTGGTCAGAATATAGAGAGCCAGGCACTCAGTTCATTAAAGCTTCAACATACCCATCTAGTATAGCCAAACAACTTAAAAAAGTTTATAATCTAAAACCACACAAAAAACTTGAAATGGGCAAAAAAGCAAGAGACTGGACTATTGAAAATTATTCCACAGAATCAGTCGGCAGAAAATTAGAAAAAATTATAGACGAAATGCCCGATATAGATTACGACTTCGATTGGGATAAAGACGAAAAAGGCGTAGATTTAAAAGACTTATTAGATAAAGGTAAGCGAATCGCTATTGTCGCACCTCAGTCGGCTATAGATCTGTTAGCAGTCAACTCTTTGATTGATAGCTTACAAGACCTTTATGAAGATCATGATATTTATGTTTTCACAATGCCCACATTCTTTCCTTATATAGAAGATAATCCTAAGGTTCACAAAGTTTTGCCATATTCCGAAAAAATAGATAATCCTCACTTTTTAGAAGGAGTTGGGGATCATGAAGGATTTTTCGAATTAGCGTTTTTCCCATCCCATAGCACTCAAAAATTTTCCAATTATCATCATAACGGAATAGACAAAACACATCACAAATTATATGAGTAGTATATCAGAAGTTTATGCCAAAGACCTTGGCGTTAAAATAGGAAAGGCGAAAATTACGGAACATTTTCACCCTATACCAGCAGAAAAATACATAACATTTTTTAAGGATGACCCTAGCCAAGTTAATCAGTATGAATACTGGGAGGTCGTCCTGTCTTTATTAAACCCAATTTTTCAAAAGTATGAAATCAAAGGGCTTGAAATATATGACAATAAAAACCAAAGCGTTAAACAAAATAATTTTTTAATTAAAAACTCGGAATTGTATTTAGGAATTGCAAACCATTTTATGGTAACTGCAGATATTTACAAAAAACCATCTGTTTGTCTTTTGCCAAACTCATATTCTAATAATATAAATTCTAAATATTCTAAAGTTATTACCCCAGATTTTTCTTCAATCAAACCTTCGTTTTCCGCACAAGAGGCTAAAAAGAGAATTAATGAAATATTGCCAGAGGATATTGCTCAATCTGTTTTAGACAAATTAAATATTAAAGAAGAAATAAAATTTAAAACCATAAGAATTGGATCTAATTATAACCAAGATGTGGTGGAAATTGTTCCTAACTTCTTTTCGCCTCATCCAGATTTAGTAAATAAAAATATAAATATTAAATCAGATATTCATTTTAACAAAGACAATATTATAAAGTGGTGCAGGTATTCAAAAGTAAACCTTTTCTTAGATCAGGTTATCGATGATAGTACTATTGACGCTTGCACAAACTTAAAACAAGTAATTTTTAATTACTCCGCTAAACATGAAAAAATAGATTTAAAAAATTTTATTAAAAAATTGAAAGGCAACAAAATAAAATTTGCTATTGAAGTTCAAGATGAAGAGTTATTCTCTGATGTGAGTTTAAAATACTTTGATCATAATGTTATTCGAAAAAACAATCTTAATACAACAAATATTCCAGATACCGAATGCGAATTCTTTTCTAAAAAGAGATTCATCTCAAATAATAATGTATTTAATTCAGAATTTTCTTCTAAAACGCTTGACAATTCCAGTAAGTTCGTCTATAATGAAATCTCAAAATTAGAAATAGAAAGTTTATACCTATATGTCAAAAAATAAATTATACGGCCCAGATCTGTGGAAACGCAACGAACACGGACTCTTAGAGTCTGTTGAATACGAATTTAATCAAGATGGCTCAGTCAACTGGCGAGCTATGATTAGCCCAGAGCATCTATATCCAAATAAGGATCACTTTGAAATGCGTAAGATGCCAGTTCCAAATTCCATTGAGGGCTTGGAAGATAATCAACTTTTGATTAAGCTCGGCGGCATTAAGGAGCTGGCGAAGCTTCGCGGCTTTCATAATGTAACTTACGACATTACAGAGTCGTCAGATAGTCGTGTCGTTGTTCAATGTATGGTAAATTGGATAGAAAATTATGAAGGTGCCTATGGCCATACTCAAACCTTTACTTCTATAGCTAACGCTACAACACATAATACAAATGGATTTGCTGCTAAGTTTTTAGAATGCATTGCAGAAAATCGTGCATTTGTTCGTACTGTTCGTAACTTTCTTGGTATTCATATCGTCGGAGCTGACGAGATTGACTCTTCAAAGAATAAGTCTCCCATTGTAGCTCCTCCTTCACCCGCTGGAGCGAAGGATATTAGCCCACAGGGCATTTTAAAAGAGAAAGCGGGTACAGACTTCAATTCTTTCGTAACTAAGCTACGTAAGCTTTACGTGGACGGTAAATACGAGAACGATCCAGAAGTTATCAAGACCTGGAAAGATTACAAAGATGTTCCTGCCAAGGAGTGCCGTAAGCTTTTGAAGCTTCTATGATTTTTGAAGTAAAAACAGATTCTGAATTACTAGAGCTAAGGGATGTTCTACAGAATTTTTACGAAATATTACCATATGAAAAAGATTTAAATGGTTTTAAAAAAAATTGGATTCTATCTTGGAAAGAATTAATTAGGTCTAAAAAAGGTAAAATATTTGCTTTAGAGGATGAACGAAAAATTACAGGGGCGCTGGGCTTTTTAATAGGCCCAGCCCTTGAAGATGGAGTTCTTTGCTGTACTGAAGCCTTTTGGTATGTAGACGAAAAACACAGGGGCGCTGGATTAAAACTTCTTAACAAATTTGAGTCTTACTCAAAATCTATAGGATGCAAAAGAATAGGTATGGTTCATTTAGAGAACTCAATGCCAGATAAATTAAAGAAATTATATACTAGAAAAAAATACAAACATATTGAAAGCATGTATTTAAAAGAATTATAATTCTCCTACTAGATAGCCAGTTCTAACATCGTTCTCGTCTAATAAGCAGGAAATATCAAATTCTGCGAACTCATTGTTTTCAGGTACATTGATTTTATTCAGCGAGCTAACTATGGGGAAAGCTGTACTACTAGACGAAAGCACCGCTCCGCCGCTTCCAGAAATTGTTAACGCTCCAGTTGTGCTCATTTTAAACTTGGCGTAGAAATCTAATGGCAGTGTATCATCAATTATAATACTAGTTCCTGTAAATATTTCTACTGTCTGATCCCTACCGACAGTTACGTCATTTGCATTTGATCTGGTTATTATAAACGGATCCCCAGTTATTTTAGTAAAAGTTTCAAAACCACTAAACATGACTCCACTTGCGGCTGGGGACACTGATCCAAACGTTAGATAATCAGTAGGTATAATTTTATAAAATATATTTTCCTCTACCCGACTTTCTATTTCAACGTCTGTGACATTTACTAGAAACGATGGTTCTCCAGAAACTAAACTAAGAGGAAATTGAGATACCCTATTTGTAAAAAGCAATGAGTCTACTTCAAAATTTGCCTCAGATCCAGTATAAACATCTACTCGTTTTATATTTTGGATAGATAATCCAGTAGCTCCATTTAAATCTCCAGAAAAGAAAGCCTCTAAATTTATCTCTGATTCTAAAATCTTTATATTGTCCATTAGCTTTTCTTCTGGCTCTGCTCCAGTAGGAAGAAATAAAAGATTTTTTCCTTGAAATTCTAATCCAGTAACTGCAAATTCAGGAAACTGTACTTTAAGTCTACCAGAGCCGCTAGGAAAAAAATCACTTCCATCAGAATTTTGAGCCGTTTCGGGTCCTCTTACAAGACACTCTACTATATAACCAGACGTAGCTGGGTGATTACCTATAACCGTTTCGTTAAATATCATAATGTTGTTAAGCTTCCTGTTACTCCTATTTGTAAAAAGTCAAAATTAGAGAGTTTGTTTCTATTTATTATGGATTTAGATTTTTCTACAGAGCCCACGATACTACCGCTGGCTGTATTATCGGTAGAAATGTCTTCAAAATAACTTTCACTATCCACTTCTAATAAAAATTTAGTTCTCGCCAGCACTTTTTTATTATTTTTAAAAGTATTTGGGTTGCTGAAGTGAGTGCTTTGAGTTTCTTGTCCAGTTGTTAATCCAATATATTTCATTATATGACCGCTTGTTAAAGAATTTCCAGGTAATATTGAATTACCCAATACCTTAAATCCTGTTTGAGAGTCAAAGGTTTCAACAACTGCATTTAAAAATGTTGGAGCAGAGGTTCCAGGATAGTCTCCTTGTAATATTTGCGAGAATGCTGGCACATTACTATCTGCTTGTATTGCAGACCCCCCTGTCCAGTTAGAGGCACCAACATTCCATGGGAAATGTATATTTTTTCCTCCAGACCACGCAATTCTATCATGACTAAGTAATAAAGTAAATGTTGGAGCAAGGCTGTCTGTAATTGTTCCGTCTAAGATTGTAGCGCCGCCCGTCCAATCGGCAACATTTCCTGGGAAGTCTACATTTTCTCCGCCCGACCAAGCAATCCTATTATGAGAATAGCTATTAGCTGGATCGTCATCGCATAATATCCAAGTATTATTTGTTCCAGTCGTTTTCATTCTTAGCCCAGAGGTTGTCGTATTTACATATAAACCTGCACCTCCAGTATATGTTCCATTAAAGCTATTTGGGTTGTCCACCATTCCACTTCCAACGCTGCCTAGAGTAAATCCAGTATAATAATTATTAGCTGGATCATCATCACATAATATCCAAGTATCATCGGACCCAGTCTTTTTTATTCTCAATCCAGAGGTTGTTGTATTTACATATAAATCGACACTACCAGTGTATTCGCCGTCAAAGTCGCCTGTATTATTCACCATCCCGCTTCCAACATCTGCTACAGTAAATCCACTATAAAATTGAGCTCCAGTCCAAGACGTAACATTTGCAGGATTACTTATATTTTCGCCCCCCGACCAAGCTATTGGAGTATGGCTATACCTAGTAGAAGTAGTATCTTCATCTACTAAAATCCAAGTATTATTAGCTCCACTTGTTTTTATTTTTAAGCTATTTGATGTTGTATTTTGATATAAGTTACCTACCTTAGTATAGGCTCCATTAAAATCGTATGGATTTTGCGGCATCCCGCTTCCAACACCGCCTACAGTAAATCCACCAAAATGTTGAAGTATTTGAGAATTTGTTATTGAGAGTGCTCCATCAACATATCCCTTTAAAGAGGTGTCTCTGGTTACTTCAACATATAATGAATGCAAATTGCCATCATTCAAGGAGGCTCCTCCATTACCAGTAATAGCTAAATGATCTACTCCATTTAAATTAACATAATTTTTTCCGTCTCCAGATTGAAACCAAGCTATTCCAGTTCCATTTTTATGAGACTCTAGTAAATACTGCTTTCCGTCAAGACTTGAGTCAAATCTAGCCCAAGCGAACATTGTAAAATCTTCAGTTCCTACAGTTAAATTAGTTCCAGTTAATAAAATATGATTGTTCGCGCCATTAGTTTGACTAGCCCTTATTCCATTATCGAGTCCAGTTGTAATACTGTGTTGATACAGTTTATTTTGATTGCCTGTTTCGTGTACTATGAAAAATTTATTTTCAAGATCAACATCTTCTCCAGACCTTTGGCATAGAACCGCATATTGATCGTGATTAAATAAGCTATCTGTCACCGAAGATTCGGATCCATTAAATTCGTTTAAAATGGGGCTTCCAAAGGCATAATCCTGATTGCCAGTAGATGCGTAATTTAACACCGTTACGGGCAAATCAGTCGCTGTTGTATTATTAAACGCTAATTGATCTACAGCTATGTAAGCATATTTGCCTGTACCTCCAGCCGCACTTCCGTTGTCTTGAAAAGCTGCAAAGGAAAATCCATCAGCAGTCACTCCAGTTATACAAGTTTCGGAGGTAATCCTCTCGCTGGAGTTGCCGCCCGTTTGTTGCAATTGTATAACAACAGTAGGTATCGATGCAAATGGTTGATCAAAGGTAACATCTTGGTATCCTGTACTATTATTTTTATTTACAAAATCAATTTTTATTTTTTTAGAGTCAACAGCATAATTTCCAGTTTTAGAAGCCACAAATGCATAATGAGTTTTATTGGAGTTTTCTTCAGATGATTTTACAAAAAATTTCGTCCCATCAGTTTTAGTATATTGTCTACCCAGTGGTCTATATACGTCATTAAAAGAACCGCTTACTTTTTGTTGGATAAATACAGCGGGAACCTCTCCGCTAAAATCAGCTTGGAAATTTACGGTTTGAACACTGGTGCTGGTGGTACCAGCATCTATCTGAAAACTACCGACTTCAAAATTAAGCCCCGAAGGCACTCTATATCTTTCTTCTCCAGTATACCCAAATATTTCATTAACATCGTTATTGGTTATCGTAAAAGAGCTATCGTTTGTTAAACTTTTAAAGTTTCCTGATTTTAAATTTCCTTGAATATCTAATATGTTTATTTTTTGTTCTAGCACATTTTGCTGCACGGCAAACCCAGTATTTTCAAATATATCTTCAAATTCCAAATCCACAACTACATTTACAGAGCTATCATTTTGGAAAAAAGAATTTTGAGCAACGCCAGTTTCAGCAGAATTATCAAATGTAGAAGTAAAATCTGTTTTAATAGAAATTTTTGAGTATTCAGTAAAAGCTTCCTGATCGTTGAATGAAAAAGTGTTTATATCGGTGGTAAATGTAGCATTAGTTGCATTTGATGACCTAGCAATTGTAGGTGTTGTATTTTCTGAAAACACACTTATATTGTAAGTTCCTATCTGATCTATTTTAGAGTCCCCACTTAATGTAACTAATGTTGTGGTAGTACTGCTCTTAAAATGTTCACTAACAATAGTTGTCGAATCGGGTTCTTCCAAAATAACTATATATTTTTCTGGCGCTTTTGTGGCGTCAGCTGGGTCAAGTATTGTTAAATTTACATTTTTAGTCTTACCTTGCCCAGAGACTAATGCCGCCGTGACGCTAGATGGCTCGAAGGGTCTAATGACATTCGTGAGGCTAAGGCTTGGCTGAAATGCGTCTTTACCTACATCGAAAGACACATTTTCTTCCACAAATTTAAATTTACCAGTATGGTGTATTGTGGCCGATACATTAAATCCTAGATTTTTATCTTCTGATATATTTAATACTCTATAATACTTTGGATCTCTTCCGCTTGAATCAATATTATAAATCGATCCATGCTTTATATTTGCATCTTTTTCTGAAAACCACTGACTACCAGTATTTCCATTAATGAAAGTCTCTAATCCGTTTATGAATACGGCAACACCGCTATCTACAATCTCGTAACTAGAACCTGAACCGCCAGGTTTTATTTTTAAAGACATTACTTGCGGGTTATGTATTTCTTTATACAGCTCATTATTCTGAGTAGTAGGGCTTCGATAAAAATCTTCAATTCCAGACTTACCTACTGGATTATATATATGTATATTTCCACCAGTTACATAATCGGTTAAATCACTTCCTATTGCTGGTTCAACTATTATAGCCGATGGCCCTTTGCCAGAATTTAATGTATCTATGTTCCCAGTACCGTCTGGATCATAATAATCAGTTACTCCACTTGCTCCCAAAACTGTTCCGTAGTTTCGAGTGAAATTTCTCATTTCATCCTCGACCCTTATTATATCTCCTGGCTGCACTAAAAGAGCTTCCAATCCAGCATTAAAAGATATTGTTTCTGTAGTATGCATCGATTCAAACAATATATATTTTGCCAATCTATGAGCTTGAGCTTTTGAGGTGACCCCTATTCCTTCTACTTGTTTAAAATTTAAACCTACATGCTTTATAGCTTCAGGATCTTCTACATATTCTGTCTGTGATGTAAAATTATTTCTCTTATCCAAGAAAGAAACTTCTACGGCGGATAGCTTCGTCGATCTATCTACATCCGCATAGGAAAACATTCCGTCTTTGACACTTAAATTATTAAAAATTAAATGAGCAGGAAATTTGTTTTCTTTTGGTGCTGAATTGGTAGTGTTGTTAAAGTCTTCAAAAAAATACGGTCTGTCTACCCTAACAGACACGCAAGAATTATTAAAATATGTCATCGCCCTAAATGATCTAGCTAGGTTTTGTATAGCGTCAAAAGCATCAGTTTGATCTTTCATCAATATGTTGCAACTAAATCTAGGCTCAAGACCTCCAAATCCATCATCTAATCCAATAAATCTGCCAGCACCTCCCATATCATTAGTAGTTTTGCTCCCATCATTCATTGTAACAGCGTCACAATACATACCTATTTCATACAGAGTCCATTTATCTATGATATCTACATCTTGCAGATAAGATCCTAAACCATACCTTTTGTTTGTTAAAAGATCATAATATATCCAAGCTGGATTATCCGACCATTCATATTTAAAAGTTCCATCCCAGTCGCCATCGTAGATTACATTCCCCCTTGTTGTTGTAGTGTCACTAGAAAATCTCCTATCAATTCCGTCTGTATTGTCCGAGCTGTTCGTAACTATTGGATTGTAATTGTTAGGTATCTTTATTTTTTTACCTTTAAGCCTGAATGTTCTAGACGGAACTTGTGGGTGGTACTGAGAATCTACCTGACTAGCTACATAACAACTTCCAGGATAGTAAAAGGTGTCGTCATATTTTTCTGTTACTGTGCCTACGCCCCCATCCCTGCTAACTAGATTAGAAATTGTTTCGTGTTCTACCTTACTTACCTCTATAAAATTATATATATCAGTGTCTGATAATACAGGCAAAGTGATATTTTCTAAGGTCACTGTGTACGGGGCTGTAATAACTCCCCTAATCGATATCTTTCCATTTCCCTCTCCGACTGTTTTGCCCTTTCCTGGTCTAACCGCGAAGACGGCAGCCTGTTCTGTTATAACGCCATCTTTATCTGATTTTCCGACCTTAACGTTAAAGGTTATTGTTAATGGCATAGGCGAGCCCATTTTACTTTTGCCAGCGTAATTTTCACTTTTGGTAGAGTATGATCTCGTGTCATTTAGACCGTCTATTTGCAAGCCTATATCTATCTTGTCTATATCTTTATCATAATTTGTATATGTAAATGGTTTAGCGGCTTGTTCTATTGGTACATATCTTTGCCAATTTACAAAGTCTCTTGCGCTAGTTCCTTCAGTTCTTATATCCCTACTTCCCTTACCCGTTCTTGAGCCATTTAAAGAAACATCGACAGTTTCTTGCACAGTCGTGGTAGTATATCCAGTCCTCCAGCTGAATGATCTGATTTCTCTTGTTCGCGTTTCATATATAGTACCCATATTATATGGGCCTTTAATTGCGTGCGATAACTTTTTTAATCTACTTGGATTTGATACAAGAGAGCAATAGTCTTGTAAAATTTTTCCGCTCTTAAATTCAATATCGTATTTAGAATGAGTTGAATTACCCGCAGAGTCCCTTAGAGCTATTTCATTAAAATAAATTCCTTGATCAATAGGCAATACAGTTCCTCCAATAACATTAGCGTCTTGATTGAAGGTTTTCTGAACCCTTGAACCGCCACTTAGAATTTTTCCTTCTTGACTAACTAAACCCGCGACCTCACCTTCACATAATAAATCTACCGCTTCGTATATCTGGTAACCCTGTTTAGTGTCAGCCGCATTTGGCGGCATCAAGTAAGAAGGTGAAGCTCCCTTACTCCTACCAGCTATGACTATCTTTTTCTTAAATATGTTTTTGTAAAAACCCATTATCCTAAATCTTCGCTGGTAACAGTGGTTGAAATAATATTAGATCCGACACGAAGCTCTCCATACAATAATGGTATGGGAAAACCCTGGACAGCATTGTTTTCTAAATTGGTAAAAATATAGCTAGACATATCGATTTTAGTTTCTGATGTCTGAGGCTTTGGAGTCTCAATTGGAAATAACAAAGACATAATGCCTTGAATCAACATCCCAACCGCCAAATTAGCCAAAAACCCACCACCAGCTAAAGCGGTGCCTAATGCACTTAAAGCGCCAGCTACAAACCCACCAACACTGATAACAAAACTCGCTATCGCAGTAAGAACAAACGCGCCAGTTATTGTTGGGACAATATGTATTTCTTTAGGAGCGTTTGCTGAAGACAATTCTTCAATCGTTTCCCATTTTTTATTTGGGTTTTGAGGGTCTATAAAAGCGTAACCCAAGCCTTCCTTGAATTTAGAAAGCAAAAAATTCTTAACTCCTGGATTATTAGCTTCCAAAGCACTAGTTATCTCTAAAAGCTTTTTTACTTTAAATTTATGATTTGTTCCATAAATTTCCCCAAATTCTCCGTGTATAGTTACATTAGTCATCCAAAAGTTCCTTTAACATTATTACACCTTTTTCCGATCTTTGGAAATTAGGCATATCAAATAAATGAAACCTCTCTGTGGTTAAAGAGTATATTAAAAATGGATAAAGGCAGTTTTTTGAGTTTTCCATGTCATATTCGGACGGATCTTCCCTACCATTTATGTGAGTGTGGAATATAGCCAGCAAATCCCCTTTTAATTTTACCTGCAAAAAATCCGCTGGGTTAATTAAAAATATATCATCATCATTTGAATGATTTTTGGCGGGCTTGAAAATCAATTCGCCATCTTTATAACAAATAAAGCCACAAACTTCTTTTTTTAAGTCCGTATTGGCGTATTCAATTAAATCTTTTTTAAAACTATCCTCTAGGTGGGTATGCATGAGTTCCTGGAAATCCTCCAAATCTTAGTCCATTTTTCCCAAATCTTTGTTTGCAGGCCGATAATTGCTTTGAGCATTCATCTCTTTGCCAATTACTAGATATTGGCGGAAAATTTTCATTTCCAGATATAGTGCCCTCTCCGACACACACATAAAAAGTACGCAACGGCTTTATGGAGGCGTTATTTATTGAGCTTTGTGAATCATCGTCAGAAATGTCATGATTGGCTATTTCTGTGTATACATGATCTCCTTTAATATAATTCGTTGAGCCGCTCCATTTGCCTTTAAATTGCGCAGAGGAGGTCGATACGACAGTTCCACTAGAATCTCTGA